GTATATACAGAAATATTTCCACTAACTGTTCCTGTAGGAGTTACAGTTAAAGGACAAGGATTACGTTCAGTAACGATACAACCAACTGTGGGTACAAATACAAATTCTGCATTTTTACTTAATGGCGAATCTACTGTAGAAGACTTAATGATTACTAATTTTTATGCACCAGGTTATGCATTTGAATTTGCACCAGGATTTACTGTAACTACTCGTAGTCCATACATTAGAAACATAACTGTTATTACAACAGGCAGCACAACTACAGTGGAAGATCCTAGAGGGTTTAACGCAGGAGATGCAGGCGGCGGTGCATATATTGACGGTAGTGTAGCAACAATAAATTCAAGAGAAGCAAGTATGCTTTTCCACAGTGCTACATTTATTACTCCAGGCGTTGATGCAATTACAGCAACTAATGGTGTTAGAATTGAATGGCTTAACAGCTTTACATATTTTGCAAACCGAAGTTTTTATGCATTTGATGGCACTACTGGCAAATACAATGATGGTAAAACACGTATACGTTTAGGCGGAGTTACTGGAACATTTGCAGCAAGCGACACAGTAACATTTACGTCGACTGATGCATCAACAGTTGCAGTAGCCACAGTAGAAAGTATCGACGGCGATATACTTGTAGTAGACGGAAAATTTGAAGACTTAATTGGATTTGATACAACTCCGCAAAGTATTTTAAACGGAACTGGTGCTACAGCTACAACCATATTAAATTATGACTTAAGAGATTTTGGTGCAGAGATCCGTATGATTGGATCTGCAAGTGTTTATGGAAACTATGGCCTATATGGCAACGGCCCAGGAGTTATCATATACGCCATAGGACATAATCTTGCATATATTGGTACAGGTAAAGAAGTAACTAACGATCCATTAGAAGTAATACAGGCTAACGAAGTTACAGAATTAAACGGAGCTAAAGTAAGATATAACTCAGTTGACCACAAAGGCGACTTTAGAGTTGGTGATTTATTTTATGTAAACCAAGAAGACGGTACAGTTAGTTTTTCAGTTAATGCATTAAACATCGATTTAACAAATGGTGTTACGTTTACCACCGGTGGCAGTAATACATTTATTAGTGGTGAAAGAATTGACACTGGTAATTTACGCATTAGCGGAAATACTATCGAAAGTTTAAGCGGCGACATAACGTTTAGTGCAGCAACAGATCAAATTAATTTACAGAATAATGTTGCTATTACTGGCAACTTAGACGTTACTGGTGATGTAAGTATTGGCGGCAATATACAAATTGGTGACGAAGCAACTGACAGCATATCTATTGTTGCAGGCATCAACAGTAATTTAATTCCTGCAACTGATAACACTTATAGTTTAGGTACTGAAACAAATATTTGGTCAAACTTATATGTTGACGAAGTTGAAGTTGACGATATTACTATTAATACTAATGTTATTGCAACTACTACGTCAAATGCAGATTTAGAACTACGTGCTAATGGCACTGGTAATATACTAGTACCAAATAACAATGTACAAATAGATAATAATCTAACTGTCAATGGTTTAACAACACTGGCTAATACTAATATTACCGGAACAGTTACATTAGTAGGCAATTTAAATCAAACCGGTGATACTGATATCACCGGAGATTTAACTATTACACAAACACTAACAGTTGATTCAGCAGTACAATTTGAAGAAATATTAGTTGAAGATAACTTTATTACTACAACAACATCAAATGCAGATTTAGAACTACGTGCAAATGGCTCAGGACAAATTGTTATTCCTAGCAATGATGTTGTAATTACTAACGACTTAACTATTAATGGAACATTAACTGTTGCTAATATTAGTGTTAGCGGAACAGTGCAAGCTGATACATTCTCAACTGGTAACATCTTAATTGATGACAACTATATTACTACAACTCTAAGCAATAGTAATTTAGAATTACGTGCAAACGGAACTGGTAATATAGTATTTGAAGATTTTAGTTTTAGCAGTAACGTTATTAGTACAACTGGAGATTTAATATTACAACCTAGTACAGAATATGTGCAGATTAATTCTACCGGAGCATTAAAACTTCCTGTAGGAACTACTGCTCAACGTCCTAGCGGTGTAGCTGGCCAAATTAGATACAACACTAATCTAACTAGATTTGAAGGTCATAACGGAGTTAACTGGATCGGTCTTAAAGGCGTTGAAGATTTAGACGGCAACACACGAGTTACTGCTGAATTAACTGAAGGTGCTAATGATAATATTATTAGATTTGATGTTGCAGGAAGCACAATTGTAGATATTAATAGTACTAGACTTAACGCACCACGCATAACTGTAGACGACATCCAGATAGACGGAAATGTGATAAGTACTATTACAACAGATACAAATTTAAAATTTACAGCAAATGGTACCGGCTCAGTTGTTTTTGAAAACTTTGCAATCAAAGGAAACACAATAACAAACACTGTAGCAAACAGTGTTACACTTTTTGATTATACAGGTGAAGGTTATGTAAAGTTTAATGGCACATACGGTATGGTATTGCCAGTAGGTACATCATCAAACAGACCAAATCCTGCATATACGGAAACTGGTATGATGCGATTTAATACTGCTGATGCTAGAGTTGAAGTATTTGACGGAGTAGCATGGGTTAGTGTAGCAGGGTCGAGTGGTTCGATTACAGCAACAGATGCACAGTATTTGGCAATTGAAACAGTATTGTATTTAGGATAACAAGATGGCAACATTATTTAAAAATAAAGTAGTAAACAGCGTAGGGGCAGTACCAGTTGATGTATACGAAACTGATGCAAGTACACGAGCAACTGTTATTGGAATGAGTTTAACAAATCTAACACAGAGTTTTGTGTATGTAGATGTGTTAATACAAGATGATACTAGCGTTACTGGTTATTACTTAAAACAAGCATTGCTACCAGCTAACACAAGTTTACGGGTCGTAGCAACAGGTGAAAAATTAATTATAGCACCGAGTAATAAACTACAGGTGAAATCAAGTATTGACGACAGTGTTGATATTGTCTTAAGTTTTGTGGAGATTGTATAATGAGTCATTATATAGGTAATAATCCAGAATCAATTATTGAAGGATTTATCAAACAATATTTTTACGGTATGCGTAGAAATGACGACGGCGAATTGTTTTTAGTGCGCCAAGACCAGTTAAACGGACAAGGGACTGTAACGATAAATGATATTGGCATTGGCGAAAATAACTTTCTTGATTTTGAAGAAGGCATTGACTTTTTAGAAGGTATTGACGCAGACCACGACGTTGTGTATGAAAATTTAAGGTACCCGCAAATTAAATGGGATGGCAGGTTACTAACATATTATATTGACCCAACAGACGGACAATTTATTGTAAGAATATCAGAAGATTATCAATATCCGGACAACATTAGTAGTCCAGGATTTTAAAGGAAATAAAAAATGGCAGAATTTAGATTAGAAAGATTCAAATATAACTGGAAAGGTGTCTGGACAACAGGCACGGCATATAAACGAGATGACGTTGTCCGTGTTAATGGTAAAAGTTATGTTTGTATAATTACTCACGCAGCAAGTGCTACTTTTAGAGCAGATTTAGATGCTATACTTCCGGGCTCGGTGCCACCGCAACCGCAACCTAAATGGACGGTAATGACTAATGGATTTAGTTTTGTTGGCGACTGGGAACCTAGTACTGATTATAATCTAGGCGACATTGTAAAATATGACGGTTCTCTTTGGTTATGTAACGTTAATCATAGTTCTAGTTCTTTTGTAAGCGATATTGATAACTGGACAGCATTTAGTCAAACAACTAGCTTTGTAGGAGTTTGGGTGACTAGTACTTCTTATGCACCAGGAGCAGTAGTAAGTTATAGCGGAAATGCTTATAAATGTGTAACTGCACATACTTCTTCTAGCATACTAGAAAATAACATCGATGATTGGGAAATATATCTCCAAGGTGTTGCTTGGAGAGGCGAATATTCAGCAAGCACAGAATATAGAATAAACGACTTTGTAAAGTATGGTGGGGCAATATTCCGTTGTACAGAAACTCATACTTCAGATGTTGCACTAGACGACACTAAGTTTGTAATTGAAATATTTGGTAGCGAATTTGATGGTAGATGGGATAATACTACATATTATAACATTGGAGACATTGTAAGACATGATGGTTTTATGTATTATGCTGTTAATAATAATGTAAATTCGAAACCATACACTGAATCTGTAAGTGACGATTGGATTCTTCTTGCAAGAAACACAAACTTTATTGGTTCATGGTCAGTAGATGGATTATATAAAACCGGTGATGTTGTATTACGTGGCGGCAATTTATATCTAGCATTGCGTGATATCGGCAGAGTTATTGACGAAGCCGGATTATTTGTTTCGGGCGAAGGCCTTGACGGCAGCAGTCTAGATTATCTACAAGACGACACTTGGGAATTGTTAATCCCTGGTAAAAGTTTTAAAAATAATTGGGTTAGCGGAACACTTTACAGTGTTGGCGATGTAGCTATTTTTAAAGGAACATCATATACTTGTAATTTTGAGCACGAAGCGAGCTTTGTAAACTTTCCTGGAGATAACGGCAGTGGCTACGAATATTGGGATACGCTAATTCAAGCTGGTCAACCTGCTGCGCTAGAAGAAAAAGGTGACTTACTAACATTTGGTCCTAACAGGCTAATTGATAGTGCAGGCGATCAGTCACAAGATGGTAGTACTGTGTTTGATGATAGTAGTTTGGGGGACACTAGGCTAGCTATTGGGAAAACTGAACAACTTCTATCAGTATCTTCTGATCTAGAAGCATATTGGAGAGATATACAAGAAGATACTGATACAATTTTTGTTGCAACTAACGGTATAGATGACGAAAATAGAGGCACATTTCAAAAGCCATTTCGTTCAATTCGTTATGCTGCTGAATATGTAGAAGATAATTTTGCAGCAGGTTCGCCGGTGATTATTAGAGTAAGCACAGGCAAGTTTAACGAAATATCACCTATTGTAGTGCCGGCAGGTTGTGCAATAAACGGCGATGAGCTTCGTTCAACTACAGTACTAGCAAATAGTCCTATTGCAGAATATCAAAGTAACTATCAATATGTAGAAGCGTATTTTACTCATTTCGTATCTATAGTGTTAAATATTATAACTGCTATAGAAATTACTCCGCAACAAGGAAATACAGTATTACAAATTACGCAAGTATTAGAACCTATTCTAGATATAGATGGCAATCCGCAAGTTGATGTTGACGGGAATGCTCTAACAGTTAACACATTTCCTACATCCGACCTTGCCGGAGCGAATCATATTTTAGATTTAATTAGCGATTATCAAAATTATATAGAGTTCGTAACAGCTGACGGCAGTGTTAATCCAGCAATTCTAGGATCAAATGAATTAAATTCAGATCAAATAATTACTAACGCAGGCGAAGCATTACATGTTAATAGAAATTTCATAGCAGAAGAATTATTATCATTTTTAAAGAATAGATATCTTGATATAACTTTTGATGATATGCAAATAAAAAATGATATTAAACATTTATTACGCGGATTTAGAAGAGATACAAAGTATTCTGGCAATTATGCTACATTGCTTTCTGCACAAAAGTATGCAAATAGTGTTAACGGAAGTCAAACATCGAATTTATTCTATGTAAGAGACAGCACCGGTTTGCGAGATATGACAACCGGAGGACTACAGGGTGTACTGAATCCTCCAGGCGTATTTGAATTATACCAAAAGCCTACAGGCGGAGCACTTATAAGTCTTGATCCGGGTTGGGGTATAGAAGATGAGCGTACTTGGATTGTAAATCGTTCACCGTATATTCAAGGAGTAACTAACACAGGATCTGGATGCATTGGTATAAAAATTGATGGAGCATTACATAAAAACGGCAATAAGTCTATGGTTGCTAACGATTTTACACAAGTACTAAGTGATGGTATTGGTGTATGGGTAACTAACAACGCAAGAGCAGAATTAGTTTCAATTTTTACATACTACTGTCAAATTGGTTATTTTGCGGAAAACGGCGGTATTATACGTAGTGCTAACGGCAATAACTCATACGGACGTTACGGATCAATTGCAGACGGTATTGACAGCACTGAAGTGCCGCAAGTTGTTGCAGCATTTAATAGAAATAATCAAGCAATTGTAGCAGAAGCATTTGCTGGCGGCGCAAACGACGAATTGTTTGTGTTTGAATATGTAAACGCAGGTGAAGAATATATAACTGCAACTGCAACTGTTATTGGTGCAGGTGCTAATGCTAGTGTAGAATACACTGACTTTAGAGATGGCGGAATATTTGAAGAACGACTAATTAGTGCAGACGGTTCTAGTAGAGCAGGTGGTGCAGGATACCTAAGACGTCAAGGTAACTCACAAGAAACTGCTGACGCATCAAGTACACTCAAACTTGCTGCTACTGACGTTACACAGTTTGATACTGAACTATTAGGAATGAGAGTTATTATTACAGATGGTACAGGAGTAGGTCAATATGGATACATAGACGGATTTACATTTGCAACAAAAGAATTAACAGTTAGAAAAGACAGTGATGACTCTGCAGGATGGGATCACATTATTCCAGGAACACCGTCAGTTGCAGCATTTGACTTAACTACACGATATAGAATCGAACCAAGAGTAACTGTTCCGGCCCCAGCATATAGCACATCTAGTGCTAGTTTATTTACTAACAGAACATATGTTGATATGGCATTTGGCGGAATAACTGAAACATATACCGGTGTTACTGGCGGCGGCAATCTAATTTGGAGGGACGACAATCAAACTAGAATTATAGTAAACTCGATAGTTAGTGATGTGGCAATTCAGTTTGATGCTGTTCTATCGCTAAATCCAACAGTGCCTTTTGATATAAAAGGCAGAACTTCAGGAGCAACCGTAACAATAACTGCAATTAGTGCTAACACAGGAGAAATAATCGAAGTTGATGTAAACTCCGGCGGAAATAGTTTTCAAACAGGGGAAGAAATTGATTTAGTTCTTGAATCAGGTACTGGTAATATATTTGACGGCGTTGCTTCTAATACTGAATTTACAGTAGTTAGAAATGGCATTGAATATGATGTAACTATTACTTCTGACGGAGCCGGATATACAGTTGATGATAAGATTACTATACTAGGAACAGCATTAGGAGGAACAACTCCGGCAAATGACTTAACAATTACAGTAACTGATGTAACCGATGACAGTACAAGTAGTATTTTAACATTTACTACCGCTGGCACAGGCCGAGGCGGACGTTTTGTATCATTAACTAGTGTAGAAAATGCTAGATACAGTGACGATGGGTCAAACTGGACAGAAGTTACAATACCATTTAATGCTACAATGACAAGTTTAGCAGCTGGCAATAATAGATTTATTGCAACAGCATCTGGAGAAGCTAAAGTAGCATCTAGTTTAACAGGCATTACCTGGAGCGAAGCAGCACTACCATTAAGTGCAGCATGGACAGATAGTGTATACGGCAACGGTAAATTTGTCCTAGTAGCAACAGACACTGATGTTGTAGCAAGCAGTGCCGACGGTGTTAACTGGACTACAGGAAGTATTCCAAACGACACAGACGGCGGCGTAGACAGCACTACTAGTGTATGGTCCAGTGTAACTTATGGTAACGGCAAGTATGTTGCAATATCGTCAAGTGACGGCGCAACGGCATCAAGTACAGACGGTGTTACATGGTCTAGACACGACAGTGCAATAGACTTTAACTCGAACTATGTTGCCTACGGTAATAATAGATTTGTTGCAGTAGCGGCGGCCGACGGCGAAACTGCTTACAGCTTTGACGGCATAACTTGGTATACTAATGCAAATACATTCAGCGACACATCAAGTATAACATTTGAACCTAATAATATTAAATATGCAAATGGTGTGTTTGTTGTAGTTGGTTTAGATACAACTGCTGCAACTAATATTGCGTTTACTAGTGAAGATGGTGTATTATGGACACAACGAGTAATGCCATCCACTAAATTATGGAGCGCATTAACTTATGGAAATAATCAATGGTTTGTAAAAGCAAACGCAGCTGATACCGATGCCGTTGCATTATTAAATGTAGGCGCTCGTGCTAAGTTTAGAGCAGAAATTGATGTAGGATCTATTAGTAACATTAGAGTATTCGATCCTGGAAGTGGATATGACGAATCAAATCCGCCTGTATTAACAATTACAGATCCTAATGTTACGTTTGAAGCAGCTACTGAAAGTAGAATTGGTAATAAAGTACTTGCACAGCCAGACTTTATTAATCGAGGTTCAGGATACAGAAAAACTACAAGCACTATTGCAATTATCGGCGATGGATTTGCTGATATAATTCCTGTAGGCAACGTTCTTACAGTGTCAGGCATAATTACAATACCAAGTCCAGGCGTACAAATTCAGATTGCAGGTATTGAAGACCCCGAAGCTCTTGTGCCAGGGACTTTAGCAACCTTTGCAGGCGTAACTGTAACAGATTTAGGCGACGACGGAACAGGCAACGAAACGAAATTAGTACAATTTCAAATTTCACCTAGACTTGATGTAGAATTTGTTGTACAACAGGGTACTGAAATAACACTTCGAGAAAGATTTAGTCAATGTCGAGTTTCGGGACACGATTTCCTTGATATTGGCACAGGAAACTTTGAACAAACAAACTATCCTACTATCTATGCTGGGGGGAACTTCTTTACTGCTGCACCAGAAAATGAAGTGTACGAAGCAAATGGCGGCATAGTGTTTTATGTAAGCACAGACCAAGACGGTAACTTTAGAACAGGTGAATTGTTTAGTGTACAACAGGCTACTGGTATTGTTACTATTAGTGCTGAGTTCTTTGATTTAGATGGTCTAAGCGAACTATCACTTGGCGGTGTTAGATTAGGCGGTTCAGGAACAGTTGTTAATGAATTCTCAACAGATCCGACATTTGCAGCAGATAGTAATAACGTTATTCCTACGCAACGGGCTATTGTATCATTCCTTTCGAATAGGTTATCAGTAGGTGGCGAAAGTTTAGAAGTTAATAAATTACAAGCTGGTAGAGTATTATTAGGCGGATCACCAGAAAACGAAATTAATACTATTACTGGACAATACGTTATTATACCTTCAGATGTTGTATTTGATGGCACTTTTGAAACTAATGATGGCGAAGGTAACATAACAACAGAACAAACAGCAATATCAGGAACAATAGTTAGTCAAATGTTGTTCCTCAAAGGGTTCGACGAATCCATGCAGTAATGCACAAAAAAACATATTAGATAAATACATTAAGTTGGAGTTAACAGAAAATGGCAGAATTTAAACTAGGTAGAATTAGATTTGTATGGAAGGGCAATTGGGCCGCCGACAACATCTATTACCAAGATGACGTTATCGCATTTGGCGGCAAAACATACATTTGTACGATAGGACATACTAGTCAAACAGATTTCTTTTCAGACTTAGACATTGTCCCATCTAAATGGAATCTAGTAAGTGACGGACAAACTTGGAAGGGCGACTGGACTGTTGATACTGACTACGTAGTTAACGACATAGTTAGTTACGGTGCAAGATTATATATTGCTAACACTAAACACACTAGTGCTGCTACTGCTGTTGACGCAACAGACGGCTTAGAAGTTGATTTAGCTAAATGGGACGCATTTGCTGAAGGTCTAGACTGGCAAGGTGATTGGTCTACTAGTACAAGATACCGCATTAATGATTTTGTAAAATATGGCGGCTCTACCTATGTATGTAATACATTACACGTTTCAACTGCAACTGCCGCAGATGGACTAGAAAATGATATTTCCAACTGGGACGTATTTAATCAAGGATTAGAATACAAGGGCGAGTGGACTGCTAGCACAAGATACAAATATAATGATCTAGTAAGATACGGAGCAGGGGTTTGGATTTGTACTACAGCACATACAAGTACAGTAGATTTAGGAACTGACGGAGAAAATTGGAGTCAATTTGTTGAAGGATTCCAGTATGAAAATGACTGGAGTCCAGTTAGAGGATACCAATCAGGCGATGTTGTTCGTTACGGCGGAAATCAATACATTGCAAGAACTAACCATATAGAAGTTATTCCTGGTCCACAAAGTGGCGCAATTACAAATATTACACAAGATACTACTGCAAGAGCCACAAGTGCCGGACACGGTCTAGCAGATGGCAGACAAATTGTAATTACTAATGTTGAAGGAATGACCGAAATTAATGGTTTAACTTTATACATAGATGTAATTGACGCAAATAACTTTGATTTATATGCAGATGCAGAACTAACAGTTCCGTTAGATTCGGTTGCATTTACAACTTATTCATCAGCTGGTACTTATTCTTCAGAATCACCAACCGAGTGGGATCTATTTACAGAAGGTTTCCGCTTTATTGGAGACTGGAACGATGACAGTGCTAATACACACTACAAAGTAGGTGAAGTTGTGCGATTAGGTGGATTTACTTATGTATGTATACTAGATCACGAAGAGGGTCAACAACCACCTGACCCAGTATACTGGAAACTAGTAAACGAAGGTTTCCGTTGGAGAGGCGAATGGTTAGACGATCAAGAATATTATGAAGGTGATGTTGTACGTTACGGTGATAACAGTTACTATTGTACACTATATCACATCTCAGAAGGTGATGATTACTCAACAGAAACACTTATACAACCAGGCGGCGGAGCACAGGGCAGTCGACCAGATTTAGCCGATAGCGGGCAGTACTGGAGCGTTCTAGCTATAGGTTCAGAAGCTAGTGTACTTACTACAGCAGGCGACTTAGTTTACTATAGCGGAACTGCACCAACAAGATTGCCAATCGGCCTTGAAGGACAAGTATTAACTGTAGGCAACGAAGGCGTTCCTAACTGGGAATTTTTACAATCAATTGAAGATGTTTACTACGTTGCAGAACACGGTGTTGACAGGGCATTTCCTGAATCAGGCAGCAGTATTGATCGTCCATTTAAATCAATACGATATGCATGTGAGCAAATTGAAAAAGGTCCAAAGAATCCTAATGCACAACACTTATTAGAAATGAATAGAGTGTTTATTCAAGAAGAAGTTGGATCTTGGATCAATTATCAAATTGCTAATGCAGGCGGTTCGGGCATTTGGGATTCGTTTGTATACGGTGAAGACAAATGTAAACGTGATGTTGGATATATTGTTGATAGACTAAAATGGGATATTGGTCACGGCGGAAACTTAAAAACAAGAGCAGCAGCACTTTCGTTTGTTAACGGATTTAGTGCGCTAGGTGAACTTTCAGATTCATCAGAAGACAAAGTTTACGGCGGAGCAGGACTAGCAGGCGAAGCGGCACAATCAGTTGCAGCTTATGCTCATATGTTAACAGTTATTGATGCAGTTCTTAATAATACAGCACCGGCCACACTTTACCAAAATGTAAGTGATGATAGTACAGCAATTGTTGATCAATTTACTAGTGCAACTCTTGTATCAGAAACAGGTGTTTCTGCTAAAATTACAAGTTTAGTTGGTATAATTACAACAACAATTACAGCTGGAAATACTAGCGTAATTCCTGCTCGTGATGTTCCTCAAACACTAGTTAAAGTATCTACAGGTGAACACTACGAAGTTCTACCTATCAGAGTACCAGCATACTGTGCTATACTTGGCGACGAACTGCGTTCAACAAAAATTATTGCACAAGGAGCAACAACCCCGACAACTGATACACCAAACACAGTAGCAACATTTGATAGAATTGCTGAAGTTGTAAAGTCAATTGTTACAGGATCAACGGTTACAGCATCTACAAATAATGTTGAGCCACAAGATCAAAACTGGCCATATGCAGTAGCTACTCAAGCAGACACTGTAGAAAGTCTAGTAGATACAATAAAGTATCAAATTGACTATGGTTTACATACTATGAGTGCAGGGTATTACACTGATCCTATAGGCTTTACTTCAGCATTAGAAAATGCTAGAATCAACCTTTTAGCTAATATACCGTTTTTACAAGCAGAAGTAATTGCATATTTAGATACTGAATATCCAACACTGAAATACGGTAAAACCGACAGTCGTCGAGACACTCGATTTATTATTGATTCTTTAATTTACGATTTAACATATGGCGGCAACTCAATGGCTGTAATAACCGGACTAGCATATTGGGACGGCGATGACGAAACTTTTGATCAATTACCGGCATCTATTAAAACACAAACTATCGCAGCAATTAACTATTTAAAAACTACGGCACAAAGCGTTGCTGGAAACGTAATTATTGCAAGCCCAAAACAAACTGCGGTATTACAAAATTCAGTAAGTTTATCAGCAGGTAGTATTACTGAAATTGCAAACAATATTGAAGATATTATTGATATTATTAACAATGGACCAGATGCTGTAGGCGACTCGACTACATTAGTTAATCCGACACTAGCAGACGGTGTTAACTCAACAACAGCACTGATTGCTGCTAAATCTGCTCTAGATGCAGCAACAGCTGGAATTAAAACTGACACAACTAGCTGGATTACAGCGAACTATCCTACACTAGTATATAACAGCACTAAGTGTGAAAGAGATGTTGGTAAGATATTAGAAGCAGTAGGATTTGACTTTGCTATAAACAGTAACTACAGAACACTCAAAGCAGCACATGCATACTTACGTAAAACTGCTGTCGAAGTGTACACTGGTGGACAGAAAGCACAAACTAGAGCAGCAATTCAATATGCTCTACTAGATCTAACTGATGGTGCTATTGCTAATGTTGCAAGCGATGCAACTGCAATTGCAAGAATTACCGCAAGTGCAAGAATTATCGATGCTGTACTATTTGGTGCAACTAATGAAGGAAGTGTTTGCGTAACTGATGATCAAAATGCATACTATGCAATGCTACAATTAGAACGCAACAGAGAGTTTATTGCAGCTGAAGTAACTGCTTGGATCAATGTTCAAATTGCTGCTGCGGGCACAGGCAATATTTGGGAAAATTATACATACGATAGTGCATTGAGTTTACGTGACGTAGGCTACTATATTGATGCATTAAAATATGACCTAATGTGGCCAGGCAACTATGCTTCAAAGTATGTTGCACGTTTCTATAACAACAGTGTAACAGGGTCTCAAGAAGAAGATATGTTCTACTTAAGAGATGCTACAGGCGTAAGAAACTGTACTCTAGCAGGTTTAAACGGTCAACTATTACCAGAAAATGCATATGGTTATAGCAAAGTTAGTGCTGGAGCATATTGTTCATTAGATCCAGGCTGGGGACCAGACGATTTCCGCACTTGGATTATAACACGTTCACCTTACATTCAAGGTGTAACAACATTTGGTAATGCTGCTACTGGACAGAAGATTGACGGTGCTCTACACAACGGCGGTAATGACTCTATGGTGTCAAATGACTTTACACAAGTTATTAGTGACGGTATTGGTGCACACATTCTTAACAACGGTAGAGCAGAATTAGTGTCTGTGTTTACATATTACTCACATGTTGGCTATCTAGCTGAAACTGGTGGAAGAGTACGTGCCACAAACGGTAATAACTCTTATGGCGACTTTGGTTCAATTGCAACAGGTGTTGATCCAGACGAAACATCAGTAACAGCAGTAGTTGATAACCGCACACAATATAATGCAACTATATCACAAGTTAATGTAGATAATGTTCAGATACTGAATTTAGAATATACTCATGCAGGTAACAACTACACTGAAGCTACAATTAATATATTTGGACCAGGTGATAATGAAGAATTAGTAGTAGACGAATTCCGTGACGGAGCATTTAACTATGCTTACGTAGATCAAAATGCAAATCCAGATATTCCACAGGGCGGTAGCGGTTACGTACTAGCAAGTAACGTTGCACAAAGTGGTAGTACAACAAGTATATTCCTTAGTGCAACAGACGGTGCATTAAGTAGTGCATACCCTGGTATGAAAATTTACATCACTGGCGCAGCAGGCATCGGACAATATGGTATCATTGCAACTTACAACGCAGGTACAAAAGAAGCTACAATTACTAGAGAAAGTGACGGAGTTGCAGGTTGGGATCATGTTGTTCCTGGAACAACTATTGTTGCTCCTAATAGTTCATCAACTTATCAGATTGAACCAAGAGTTGCAATTACTGCTCCTACAAACGCAAACGCAGCACACACCTTGTCAACATCTACTACTTGGTATGATGTAGAATATGTTAGAACATCGGCTCAATATACAGGAGTTAGTCAAACTGGCGGTACTGGAACAGGAGCAACCTTTGATATCACACGCAACGGCGGGAAATATTATTTAACTACTAATACAGTAGGCACCGATTATACACGCTTAGATCAGCTTACAATACTAGGCTCAGCAGTAGGTGGTGTAACTACAGCTAATGACATTACTATAACTGTAACCTCCGTAAACAGCGTTACAGGTGCCATTGTAGACTTTGACTTTACAGGATTAGCACAACGGGGTAAATTCCTTGCAGTTGGTGCAGGCACCAACGGTGCAGTAAGCATAGACGGCAACACCTGGACAGCAGAAGTTCTTCCTGCACTTGGTTCAGGAAACTGGTCAAGTATTGCAGATGGACTACAAGATGATGGATCGAGTACATTCCATCCTAGCATAGCAATGGTAGTTGCAGATGGTGATTCAACAGTTGCATATAGTTCAGATACGGATACTTGGCAAACTACTACACTTCCTGGAGCATTTAATGCGACAGGTGAAAATACTGTAGCATTTGGACAAATTACAAGCGCAATTGCAAGATTTGTTGTTATTAGTGATTCAGATCAAGATGTTGTATATTCAGACAATGGCGGTACAACTTGGAGCGTAGCAGCTACAGCACTTCCTGCAACTGGATTTGGAGAAATGGTATACGGTGCAGGCAAATTTGTTACTATTAACAGCGGCACTACAAGCGTAGCATATTCAGCAGACGGTGTTAGTTGGACAGCAGCAACAGTACCGGCAAGTTTTGCAGCAGTAACAGACATTGTATGGGGCAACGGTAAATTTGTAGCACTAGGTGGTACAAGTGGTATTATGTATTCTTTAGATGGTGTTACTTGGGTTGATAATGCACTTACACTTCCGCTAACTGCTACAGAACGTAAATTATCATACGGTCAAGGTACATTTGTTATTACAAGTGATGATACAGATCAAGTTCAATACAGTCACGATGGACTATACTGGCAAGCATACACCCTAGTAACTACTATAGCCGGCGGCTACAATGCAATAGCATTTGGCAATCCTGCTAATGAAGGTAAGTTTGTAATACTACCAAATGCAGCAGGCACCGTCGGTAATACTGCTAAAATTAATACCCCTGCAAAAGGTAGAGCAAGTGTAGCTAATGAACAAGTGTTTGCTATTAGAATTACAGAGCCGGGTAGTGGTTATACAAGTGCACCGACTATTGCAATAACGGATCCTAACAACATTTATGATGTTAATTTAGTACCGCAAATTGGTAATGGAGTTTTAGCAAATCCAACGTTTACTAATAGAGGTACTGGATTTACTAGTGCAACTGCTGAAATTGATGCGCAACCCTCAAACGGTAATGCAGAATTTCCACAAGCTGGTAACTTTATTGCTGTGCGTAGATTGACACAACGTCCAGTAACTGGTTCAAACGTTGAGTTTGCAAGTTTACCAGGTCAGTTTTATAAACTAGTTAATGTTGTAAGTTTCTTAGGAAGCAACGACGGCAGTTATACTGGATTCTTACAGATATCACCAAACATTGCAGTAACCGACGATTTACCGGACGGAGATCCAGTAGAACTGCGTATTAGGTTTAGTCAAGTGCGTCTAACAGGACACGATTTCTTAGATATCGGTACTGGCGGATTTGCAGAGACTAACTATCCGGGTACACCAGTTAACACACCGGATCAAACTAAAGAAACAAGAGACAACAACGGCGGACGAGTATTCTATACTGCTACTGACCAAGACGGTAACTTTAGAGTGGGTGACTTGTTTACAATTGAACAGTCAACTGGTGTTGCAACGTTGAATGCAGATGCATTCAACATTGCGGGTCTACAAGAACTAAGTCTAGGCGAAGTTACACTAGGTGGTAACTCTGCAAGCATTACCGAATTTAGTACAGACCCGTTCTTTACAGCAAACAGCGATACAGTAGTACCAACACAACGAGCAGTAAAGGCTTACATCGAGTCACAGATTGGTGGTGGTGGCGCAACACTAAACGTTAACAGTGTTACAGCTGGTGACATATTCATCGGAGCCGACACTATAACTACACTCAGTGGAAGTCCGATAAATATAAATGCAAATGTAGTGTTTAGTGGAACAGTATTAGGACTACCACTAGCATACAACTACTTCCTGAGATAATTTAAATTGGAGATTCAAAAATGGCAAACGGAATATTAGGATCAGCAGATCTACTAGCAACAACGTATACAGGAGTGTATCTTGTTCCTGTAAGTACATTTAGTGTTGTTACAGTAAGTATCTGCAACAAAAATGCAACTAGCATTACAGTTAGATTAGCTGTAGCAAAAACAGACCCCACTGGTGTAACAATTCCAGCGGCAGATGATTATTTAGAATATGAAACAGAAATATTACCAAATGGTGTATTAGAAAGAACAGGACTTGTAATTGATGCAAGTAGACAGGTATATGCACGTTCATCAGCTGCCAACACAGCAGTAATGGTATACGGTATAGAAACCGCAACAGCGTAAGGGATAAGTCATGCCAAGAAAAATTACATCAGGAACAGTAGGGGGACAAGTTTTAGGAAATCTGTCTACACAAGCTAACACATTTCAGTCAGTTAAAGCCAACACTAACATTGTTTTTACTCCAGACGGTACAGGTGTTACACAATTTACCAAAGACATATATACCAGTTTAAATGCTGGTGTTAGATTTGGCGATGGCGACACTAATTATGCTTTAATTAAAGCACCATCTAACCTGTCAGCAAACTACACACTAACATTACCAGCAGACGACGGCACTGCAAATCAATCACTAACTACTAACGGCAGTGGTGTTTTAAGTTGGGCATTGCCTGCACTTATTATAACAAACAGAACTGCTGCTGACGGCAACACATACTATATTGCCATGGCAGATAGTACTAGTGGTACAGAAGACACACTAAGTATAGCAAGTGACAGATTGACATTTGTTCCGAATCCAGGCAGACTAAGTGCTGCTGAGTTAAGATCAACTGCTAACACAGCATCAACTTCAACCTCAACTGGTTCACTTGTGGTTTCAGGCGGCGTAGGAATTGGCGGACAGATGACTGCTGTAAGCATTGTTGAAACATCAAGTATTACACTTAAAGAAAATATTAACCCTATACAGAATGCACTGGCTAGTATTTTACAACTAAAAGGTGTTACTTACGATCGACTAGATAATAATGAACACGAAAGCGGTTTGATTGCTGAATGGACCGAAGAAGTTTTACCTGAATTAGTTACACGTGACGGTGATAATAATGTTGTAGGCATTAAGTATACCAAACTAACTGCTTACTTAATTGAAGCAGTTAAAACACTAAAACAAGAAATAGACGAGTTAAAGAACAAGTAATGGCCATACTAAAAAATACCACTATTAGCGATACTGGATTTCTACAGTTGCCTGCGGGTACAACTGCACAGCGTCCCGGCGCTGCTGCTGGACAGATGCGATACAATACCACTACAGGTCAAGCAGAATTTTACAATGCTGGAGTAGCAGCCTGGGTGGGCACACCTGCAACGGGTGTTGTTGCCACAGGTGGCACTGTGTATGATGTGGATGTAGAAGGAACTACTTATAGAGTACATGTGTTTACTACTACAGGTAATAGTTCTTTTACTGTGTCACAAAATGGCCCAGTTGAATATTTAATAGTAGCAGGTGGTGGTTCAGGCGGATCGGGCGAAGCTAACCCTGCAGGCGATTCGCCAGGCGGCGGCGGCGGCGGGGGCGTGATAACTGGAACAACAACAGTTGCCACACAACTGTATACTGTTACAGTAGGTGCAGGCGGAAGCA